CCAATTCAATAACTGATAAAGATCCTTGTCGCTTGATATAACAACAGTCCGTTCGTCTGAGCCAACAACCAATGAGGCAATTATATCATCAGACTCATATCCCTTCTCCTCAAACACATTGGCAAATCCCATCTCCGGAAGAACCAACTTCAGCTTATCAAACTGTTCATAAGCTATCCGGTTGCTTTCCTCTTCTTCCTCTGTTAAATTTTGCCTTCTGTTCATTTTATAGTCTGGATATATTCCTCTTCTCAACGACTCTTTGCTGTCCCAACAGAATATGAATCTGTTTGTTTCAAATTTTCTTGACATATTAAAAATGGTTTTCAGAAACCCAAATATGATTTCTGTTCTACCACCTCTGTATGTAAGACCAGAGGACAATGCAAACTTTTGAGCATAAGCAACGTAGTTGCTATCAATAATAAGAAGCATTAAAATTTTCTCTCTCTGTGTACTTTTATGTTGTCTTCAACTGCGTTCCACTTCTCGCTGACCATCTTTCTTATTTTGTCCTGCAATTTATTTTCTGTTATGTAGGAGTATAATTTTTCTTGGTTTGTAAATTCCTTTTCGTCGAATTCCATCCTTTTATCTTTTTCACCGTACAAATAAATTATCGAGGACAGGATATCATCAACACCATAATCAAACAGAGCAGCAAACTCTGCTTCACGGAAGGCTTTGCCAACCTTGCTTCGTTTCAGTTTTGCTTTAACAATTATTCCGTATGGTCTTGTTTCTCCTTTATAGGTTTTCTCCAGTTTCTTTTTCACCGCCAGCCAGCAGCACTGGTGTGTATAAAAGTCAAGAGCCTTCCCACCACTTCTACGATACTTCTCACCAAACATAACATTGATATTCTCTCTCACTTGAGATATCACAATCAATGTCGCATCCTTTCCCTGTCCTATACTGCAAAGATTGCCAAAGAACTTTCCGGAGTATTTTTGCTTGGCCATTCCATAAGACCCTTTCTCTGGCATGTCTTTATCAGCAGCATCCAGAAATGTATAAGTTCTTCTTCAGAAGCCATAGCATCAAGTGAGTCAACTATGTAAAGCAGAAACTCTCCATCCTTTAATGCCTTCACCCTTCTGGTGTAATCTCTACCAAATGCCTGCACCGTAGGGATTTGAATCCATTCAACAGCATTAAAAAATTCATCTCCATACATTTCTTCAATTGGAAAATCCATAACTCCTTCAACATTATTATATACAATATAAATTTTCTTTACTTTTGAAAATGTTTCTGGTTCTTTATTCAATTTGTAATAACAATTTGCTGCTGCTTCAAGTGCCAGCAGTGTCTTCCCACTTGAGCCATCACCAATAATGTTTACAACTCTTCCTCTTGCCCATCCACCACTTTTATCTTTTCCAGACAGAGCAAGATTCAATACAGTAGCACCACTATCTAAAAATTCAACCTTTGTTTTATAAACAGAGGTGACTGGGTCATTTATAGACTCTTTTATATTCTTTGCAATGTTGCTTGTCGTTCTTCTTCTTATTTCCATAATCAATCCTTCCAAAACCAATAATCACCAAGTCCAATGCAATCATCAAGGTCAAAGCCATACCACATTGGCTCTACTTGTTCTTCATTAAATAGAGGTTTTCCTTTTTTATTCCACTTATGAGCAATCTCTCCACTCATAACATTATATCCTAATACTTTCCAACCATCATAGGTCTTATAAACTGAAGAAGCAGGAAAAGGACTTTTATGTAATTTGCTCCAATCAACTTTTCCTGCTTCTGTTTTCACCATCACCCCATCAAGACAAAGATATTTTTTATTATCTTCTTCCGCCTCTACGTTCCTCTCTATCTTTTCGTTTCTGCTCTTTTATTTCTTTTTCCTTATCAGCACATGCGTCATAATTTTTACAAGTAGCACATGAATCGCTGCTGTCAATATCTTCACCAAAACTTAATCCTTCCGGGCATTCGTCAGTTGGAATATTCTTTGGAACATCCTTTTCTGTTCTATTCCTATCTCTACCTCTCACATTCTCTTCACCATCAGATGTTCTTGATTCCTCTTTCCCTTTGGATTCCAATTCTTCATCAGAAGCGGAGTCAAAAATTTCTTTTATCTTATCATAATCAAGTACAACGATTATTTGATCGAGCTGAAAAGCATCATCAAGGTATTTTTCATCTATATCGTAATCTCTCGGTTCAAGTTTGTGACCAGAAACTGTTTTGAATTCGTCAGTATCAACATTAAAAGAGATACTCTGACCTACCTCCTTGCGAGGATCTGCAAAAGGAATCACACCACCACCACGAGGACGTGTTGCAGCAGATTGAATTGCCTTCTCACCGTATTTATGGGAAGTCTCCCAGACCTGAACTCCCTTCTTTTCTTCCTTCGCATTGGTAACATTGACAACATTATAAACACTTCTTCTCTTCGGAGCAATGTCTCTGTAATCCTCATACTCCCAACCTTTGTCCTTAATCATCTTGTTGATGTATTCGCAAATTGGACAAGGCTTATTGTAGTTCTTCTGAGGACAAACAATATGTGCTTTTCCAGTTCCAATATTCTGGTGAATGTGTATGTCCAGATAATATGCAGGATCTCCCTCAGGAACTCTCATAGGCTTGGGCATATTATCACCAGACACAAATGGAATAATGTCTATAATGTGTGGTTCGTCCTTTGTAGCACCAAACTTGACCAGAGGAATTTCAAGATCTTCACGAAAGAATTTTAAAAAAGTGTCTCCTTCTTTCCTTTCATTACTTTCTTCCGTCCTCTTTTTTAAACCCTCTCCCCACTTCTTCATGTCATACTTTCTTGCCATAATAATTTTCTCCTTTTTCTAAATTTTGTTGTCTTGTTTTTTCTTCGTAATAGGATCTCAGTATTGCTTTGCTCACCAACCGGAACATAATATAAAATACAATAAACCCAACCAATACTAATAACACTATTGTAAAAGGACTCATACTAACCCCTTCTCTTCCTAATTCCTTCTTTAAGAGACTCATAATGCTCTTTTCTCACGGCCTCTTCTTTAAGATCTTTAGTCATAGAACTTTCTTTAGGATTTGATGCCCAGTAGCCAGAAACGAACAAAGATACTAGTCCCTTTAAAGAATTATTCCTCATATCAAAAGATATTTTTGCCACTCCCAAAATTCTTGCATCTTGTACTGACTGCAGATAAAAATCATTCGCCTCCTTATATTTAGAATTCTGGATGATTGCATTTGAAATTGCAGACTCAGTTATTTTTTCAATACCATACTTGTTTGGATTTTTCCTTATCTCTCCATCCAGCTCCGCCTTTACCAAATCAAGCTTTTCCTTATTCTTATCTCTTTCATATAAAGCAGCAGCCTCTTGCTCAGCCCAATAGCAATATAACTGAGGCTGCTTAACCAGTTCTTCATCCAGCTCATTCTTGTTGATGAATATCTCTGTTTTAAAATCTCTGTTAATTTCTTCTTTGAAGTCTTCCTTGCTCATATTTTCTCCTTTACAATATTATTATATATTAATTTTGAAAAACTTATAAAATTATTTTAGTCCATTTGCCATTGCACAATATTTAACAAGTAAGCTCTTCCCGCCAGTATAAAAAGGTTCGGAGAACATATCCATTATCTCCACAACTCTTTGGTCATACTTGGACAATAAAACTTTTTCCATATACTTTAGGATTGACAATCTTATTTTCTCAGGGTCATCTTCAAGAGACTTTAGAATTTTAGCAATCGATTCCCACTTTGAGTTTCTCAGTAATAATTGACACAAATCTAAAACCGTTTTCTCTTCCACAGAAGTATTAAGTAGAACCCCTGTTGCATCTTTCTCATCCATATCTATAACTTGGTCTAACATTACCAATGCTTGTCTCGGACAACCATCACTATAATCCGTTATCAGATTTAAAAGAGAATCAGAAACATCCACATCCTCTTCTTTACAAACTCTCTTCAATAATTTTAAAATCTGAGACCTCTTGAGAAGTGGGAACATAAAAATCATGCATCTGGTTTTGATAGTTTTTATAAGTTTCTCCGGATCTGTAGTACATAGAATTAATCGAACGTGCTTGGGGGTGTCTTCCAGAAGCTTCAAAAGGGCGTTTTGAGCATCATTCGTCATTTTATGGCACTCGTCAATCAAATATATTTTTACTTTTCCTTTCATCGGAGCGTATTTACTATTCTCAGTTATTTCTCTAATAGTATCAATACCACGCGTGTTTGCAGAATTGTACTCAAAGAAGTCCATATCAGAACAGTTTAATGATGACTTGACTATTCTTGCCGAAGTAGTCTTCCCACATCCGGAACTCCCAACAAATAAAAAAGTTCTGACCTCCCCATTCTCTCTTCCCAATACGGTCATTAAAGACTCCACCACAGACTCTGCCCCCACAAATTCTTCAAAAGACTGTGGTCGGTATTTTAAATGTAATGGTAAACTCTTATCTCTTTCTTTCATTTTAACTCCTTTTTAGTTAAGTTTTTCTTTATTGTACCAACTCTCATTCACTTTAGTTACCTCTGCTTCCACTTCCAAAGGAACACAGAGGAATGGAAATTCCTTTCTAATAGCTTTTGTCATCACCCAATTCGCCATCTTTACTACTCTCTCCTGTTCTGATGGATATAAATCAAAAAGAATACTATCATGAATCTGACCAATAATTTTTGTTTTCCAGTTCTCTTTTACTCGAATATTATTTAATCTAATCAAAGACCAAAGCAAACAATGAAATGCAGCTCCCTGAATTGGATAATTAGATAACTGATTTCTTGATAAAAGTCCTGATCGACGATGTCCAAATAAAAATTGAATATGTCCTCTTTTCTTATAGGTTGTTTCATTTTCTTCTTTCCATTTTTTAATTAGAGGAAAACGTCGCCAGAATCCATTTTCAATTTTTTTGATATGCTCAATAAAATCATCAAGACTACTAATATTTTTTCTTTTAAGATGAGTCAGTAAAGGGGTATCTGTACCAGTAGTCAATGACTTTGCTTCCTCCCATAAATTCTGAGCACAAGATACATAATAAGAACCGTAAATTTCCGGAAACACGAAACCATTCTTCGTATGGAATCTCATCATCTTTGTCATTTCTTTATCAGAAGCAATCCAAACTTCTCTACCAATATCATAATGCATATCTGAAGTTGGGTCATTGATATATTTTATCAAGGTAGGATCTTTAGTATAACAAGCACAAATTCTCACTTCTATTGCAGAGTAATCTATTTCGAGTAATTTATTTCCTTTTGAAGGAATTATTCCTGACCGTGTTTCTTTTTTTGCTTCTTCATCTCTGACAGGAATATTTTGAAAATTAGGATTACTTGAGGAACTTCTGTAGGTATCTACAGTATGTAAATGGAAATTAGGATAAATTTTTCCATTAACTCCTTCTCTGATAAATTGAGCAAGATAAGTATCTTTTATTTTTTTAAGTCTTCTATATCTCAGTAAATCATCTATGAAAGGAATATGTATATTGGATAATGCTTCGACATCTACCGACATTCCCCCACTACTTGTTTTTTTATCT